TATGATCGGCGCGAGGACTGGCAGCTCGGGACGGCGCCCGAGGGTGTGCTGATCCTGACTGGCGGTGCCGATATCCAGCGCGATCGGATCGAGATCGACGTCTGGGGTTGGGGCCGGGATATGCAGTCCTGGCTGGTCGATCATGTGGTGATCGAGGGCGACACCGGGCGGCCGGAGATCTGGGACGAACTGACGAAGTTCATCGCCACCACGTGGCCTCACGTGTCGGGTGCCGAAATGAGCATGGCGCGGATGGCGCTGGACACTGGCGACGGTGTGACGGTTGGCATGGCCTATCGCTGGGTGCGGCAGGTCGGGCGCGGTCAGGTTCTGGCTGTGAAAGGCGTCGGTGGGTTTGATCGCTCGACGCCTGTCGATGGTCCCTCCTTCGTGGAGACGACGGAGGGTGGTCGCAAACTGCGGCGCGGCGTGCAGCTGTGGAAGGTCGCGGGGGCAGTGTTCAAGACCGAGACCTATCGCTCACTTCGCCTCAATCCGCCGACCGACGAGGAGCAGGCGGCGGGTGGCGGCTGGCCGACCGGGTATATTCACATCCCACGCGGCACGCCTGCGGAATGGCTCAAGCAGCTGACGGCTGAGCAGCTGATGACCGTCTCGAACCGCTACGGGTTCGAAAAGCTGGAATGGCAAAAGACGCGCGAGCGGAACGAGGCGCTCGACTGCCGGGTCTACGCGCGCGCGGCCGGTTGGTTGATGGGCATGGATCGGTGGGATGTGACGCGCTGGGAACGGCTCGAGGAACAGGTTTTAAACGTCCGCGATGTGGAGGCAGCGGTTGCTGGTGTCCCGAACAGACCGGCTCCGAAAAAGGCGGCGCGAGGCTCATCCGACTGGTTGGGCGCGCGCGGCGGAAAGTGGTTTTGATGGCTTACACTGAGGCGCAACTGGACGCGATCCGGGCAGCTTACGCCTCCGGCGTGACCAGCGTGTCCTATGACGGAAAAACCACAACCTATCGGTCGCTGGGGTCGATGCGCGAGATCATCGCCACGATCGAGGCTGATCTTGCGTCGCAGGCCGGTCGCAAGCGGCCGAGCGCCGGTTACGCTGGTTTTCGGAGGGATTGATGGCGCGCTTGAGCAACACACCACCTCGGATGCCGCTGGTCGACCGGGTGATCGCGGTCGTCGCACCAGAGGCGGCGCTTCGGCGGACCTATGCGCGCGGCGCGCTGGAGCGGGTGCGGGAATACCATGCGGCCGCGAAGGGGCGCACGACCGAGGGCTGGCAGTCCAGCGGCAATTCGGCCGACAAGGAAATCGCAGGCGCCGGTCCTGTCTTGCGCGATCGGATGCGCGATCTGGTGCGCAACAATCCAATGGCAGCCCAGGCGGTTCAGGTCTTGGTTAACAACATCGTGGGCACGGGCATCCGGCCACGGGCGGCGACGGGTGATCCGGAGTTGAACAAGGCGGTGGACGCGCTGTGGAATCGCTGGAGCAAGGTCTGCGATCGGCATGGCCACACTGACTTTCATGGGCTTCTGGTCCTGGCGGTGCGTGAAATGCTGGAGGGCGGAGAGGTCTTTGCTCTGGCGCGCCCGACGCAGGCGCGGCGCTCTGGTGTTCCCCCGCTGCAGATCGAGTTGCGTGAGGCCGATCACCTCGACACCGCTCGGATGGACAGTCGGGCCGACGGCGTGCGGATCGATCAGGGCATCGAATATGATCGCACTGGTCGCCGGTCCGGGTATTGGCTGTTTCCTGACCATCCGGGTGGCACGACGACCACCTTCGGTCGGCGATTTGAATCGGTCCGGATCCCGGTGGACCGGGTGGTGCATCTGTTCGAGCGGCAGCGGGTCCAGTCGCGCGGTGTCCCTTGGGGCACGCCTGCCATGCGCCATCTGCGCGACTTGGACGACTGGCAGCATGCGGAGCTGGTGCGCAAGAAAACCGAGGCGTGCCTGGTCGGGATCGTCTTTGGGGCCGAGGAGGCCGAGCAGGGCGTCGCGCCTTTTGTCGAGGACAACGATGGCAATCGCGTCGAGCAGTTCCGTCCGGGGATGATCGCCTACGCCCGAAACGGCAAGGACATCAAGTTCAACCAGCCGACGTCGACGGGCGGGATCTCGGAATGGCTGCGCGGCCAGCAGCACATGATCGCCTCGGGCTTCCGTGTTCCTTACGCGCTGATGACCGGTGACATGAGCCAGGCGAATTTTTCCAGCACGCGCGCTGGGCTGAACGAGTTCCGGCGCATGGTTGAGCAGATCCAGTGGCAGACCGTCATTCCGATGTTTTGCGACCGCATCTGGGAGTGGTTTGTCGATTACTCGAAGGATCACGGTCTGCTGCCGCGCGACGTGGAGATCTCGGTCGAGTGGGGTCCGACCCGGTTCGAATCCGTCAATCCGCTGCAAGACGCGCAGGCGGACCTGCTCGAGGTCCGGGCCGGGTTCTCCACCCTGCCCCAGCAGATTGCGCGGCGCGGCTACGATCCCGAGGAGACGCTCCGGGAGACCAAGGAGTTCGCGGACAAGATGGATGCGCTGGGGCTCGTGTCCGACGCTGATCCGCGGAAGGTGGCGAAGACCGGGGTCGCGCAGTCGGGCGATCCGAATGCCGCACCATCGGCCGAAAAAAGCACGGAGTAAGCTATGCCAAGGGACACAATTGACCTGCCTGTGATCGGGCGGGAGGCGGAGCTGATTCCAGCTTCGATCAACGAGGCGGACCGCACGATCGAGGTCGTCTGGTCTGCCGGGGCCGTGGTCCGCCGGGTGCGCTGGGAGGGCTGGGACACGCGGGTCGAATACGACGAAGAGCTGGATATGTCGGCAAATGCCATCCGTCTCGATCGGCTCAACGACGGCGGCGTGTTCCTCGACAGCCATAATCGCTTTGGCGGGGTGACCGGGGCCTTGGGATCGGTGGTGCCTGGATCGGTCCGGGTCGAAGGCGGCAAAGGCTACGCGCGGATCAAGTTGACGTCGGCTCCGGACGCGGCACCTGCCATCCAGCGCATTCTCGAGGGCACGATCTCGAAGGTGTCGGTCGGGTACCGGGTGCATCGCTTCGAGATCACCAAGCCGGAAAAGCGCGAAGATCGAGAGGTCTGGCGCGCTGTCGATTGGGAGCCCTACGAAATCTCGGCCGTGACGATCCCGGCTGACGCAGGCGCAGTCATCCGATCGGACGAGTCCGACGGTCAGCGCTACTTTTCTTGCGCCCTGACGCGGCGTGATCAACCTGCCGCGCGCGCGGCATTTTCTCAAGAGGAGGCAGGAATGCCTGACGAAAATCTCAACGCGGACGCTGACACTGGCGCAGCCGTCCTGGATCGTGGTGCGCCATCGCAGGCGACGGGCTCGCAGCCTGCGCCGCAGGGCTCTGATCGCAACGCTCCGGTTTCGGCCGCGGCTGGCGCTCCGGCACCGGCGGGTGGCCAGTCGGCCGATATCCGGTCCGCCATCGCCGAGGAGCGGACGCGCGTGTCTGAAATCGGCACGCTGTGCGCACGGCATCATCTGGACGCTGGTTTCCGCGACACGCTGATCCGCGAGGGCGTCGATCTGAACAATGCGCGGTCGCGCATCCTGGACGCGCTGGTATCGTCGGATCCCGCTGGCCGCACTGTCGAGCGGGCTCCGGCTCAGGCGCGCGGCAATGACGACGCGGCCTACCGCGACGCGATGGCCGGAGCGATCATGCATCGCCACGATCCTGGTGCAAATGCCCTGGACGAGGGCATGCGCGAGTTTCGTGGTCTGTCGCTGCTCGAAATGTCACGGCACATCCTGGAGCGGAACGGGTTCTCGACGCGCGGCCTCTCAAAGATGGAGGTCGCTGGTGCGGCCTTCACTCAGCGGGCTGCGGGCTACCACACCACCTCCGATTTCCCAGCCATCCTGGCAAACGTGGCGAACAAGACACTGCGCGGGGCCTATGATCGCACGCCTCGGACCTTTGGTGTCTGGGCACGGCGTGCGACCATCGTGGACTTCAAGCCGGTTCAGCGGACGCAGCTGGGTGGCGCTCCGGATCTCGAGAAGGTGCTGGAGACCGGTGAGTTCCAGTATGGCACCATCGGCGAGGCGAAGGAGGTCTATGCGCTGGCCACCTATGGCCGGATCATCTCGATCACGCGGCAGGTCCTGATCAACGACGATCTGGATGCCTTCACTCGGGTTCCATCGGCCTTCGGTGCCTCGGCGGCTGATCTGGAATCGGACATCGTCTATTCCATCCTGATGCAAAACCCCAACATGGGCGACGGCACTGCGCTGTTTCATGCGGATCACGGCAATCTGGGCACGGCTGCCAAGATCACCGAGGCATCGCTGTCGCAGGCGTATCGTTCGTTCGCCGAGCAGTTGGGCCTCGAGGGGCGGAAAATCTCGATCCTGCCTCAGCACATCCTGGTGCCTCCGGGGTCGCGGTCGGTTGAGGCGCGAAAGCAGCTCACCTCGACCACTCCCAGCTCGACGGCCGACGTCAATCCCTACGCGGGGCGGATGACGATTGTCGAAGAGGCGCGCCTCATTCCGGCTTCGGGTGAGGATCCCTGGTTCCTGGCTGCCGATCCGTCGCGGATCGACACTATCGAGTATGCTTATCTTGATGGGCAGGAGGGCGTGTTCACCGAGACGCGCATGGGCTTCGAGCAGGACGGCATGGAGATCAAGGCGCGGCACGATTTCGCTGCGAAGGCGATCGACCATCGCGGGATGTTCAAGAATGCGGGTGCGGCTGCCTGATTGCTGCGGCGTGATGCCTGATCCGGCTCAGCTTGAGGCCGGGTCCTTTCTTCAATCTCAAACGGGAGACTTCCCATGAAAAACTTCGTTTCTGCCGGTCAGATGATGGCCATCACTGCCGCTGCAACGTTCGCCTCAGGCGACGGCGTTCTGGTCGGTTCCATCTTCGGCATTGCGGCGGGTGATATTGCCAATGGTGGCGAGGGCAATATCCAGCTGACCGGCGTGTTCGATCTGCCGAAGATCGAGAGCCAGGCGTGGACCGTTGGGGTGGAGGTGTATTGGGACGAATCCGCATCCCAATGCACGACCGTGGCGACCGATAACTCCCTGATCGGCGTGGCGGTGGTGGCGGTCGGCGCTGGAGCGTCGGAGCTGGTCGGCCGGGTTCGCCTCAACGGCACCTCGGTCTGACAATGAACGCCTTTGCCGCTGCCATCGACGTCCTGTTCTCGGATTCGAACATGGCCATCGACGCGCTTTACCGCGTGGGCGGTGTGGGCGCTGGTTCGTCGGTGCGCGTGATCCGAAAGGCGCCCGACGAGACCTTCACGTTTGGTGAGGGTCGCTTTGTCGCTGATACGATGACCTTTGATCTGCGGGTGTCCGAGGTCCCTGGTCTGGCCATCGGCGATTCACTCGAGGTCGCGGGTGAGCTGTTTGAAATTCGAGGCGAGCCGCGGCGTGATCGCGAGCGGCTGGTTTGGTCGGCTGAGGGTCGGCTGCTGTGAAGGTCGACATGTCTGTCGTCGGTTCGATTGAGGAGGCCATGCGCGAAATCGGGCGCGAGGGTGAGCGGGCGGTGAGCCGGTCCATGAAGACTGCCGGTAACGGATTGAAGGACGATTGGCGGGCCCAGATCATCGGCGCCGGTCTGGGCACGCGGCTGTCGCGGACGGTGCGGGCCGAAATCTATCCAAAGGGCCAGAATTCGATGAACGCTGCAGCGTTCATATACACCCGCGCTCCGAAGGTCCTGCAGGCTTTTGATCGTGGTGCGCTGATCCGCTCAAAGAACGGGTTTTTCCTGGCCATCCCGACACCAGCTGCTGGCGGCCAGGGTGCGGGCCGCAAACGGATTACGCCTGGTGGCTGGGAACGGCGGACCGGGCTAAAGCTGCGCCTGATCTATCGGCGGTCGCAACCGAGCCTGCTGGTCGCTGAAGGCAGAGTGTCAAAATCCGGCAGAGCCGCAGCGTCGCGCTCAAAAACCGGCCGCGGCCTTCAAACGGTGCCGATCTTCATCCTGGTGCCGCAGGTCAATCTGCGCAAGCGGCTGGACCTGGCGCGGGATGCTGAAAGTCGCGCCGATAGCATCCCGGCGCTGATCGTCGCGAATTGGAAGGAGGGAGCCTGATGGCCTCCAAGAGCGAGCTGATCCTGGTGGCGCTGGAGGCGGCGTTGATCGCCGAGCTGCCGGTTGGCGCGGTCCTCGAAAGAAACAGCGTTTTGCCAGAGCGGGTTCCGTCGGCTGGCATGGTGATCCTGCGTGATGGCAATCCGGGCACGCCAGAGGTGCTGCTGTCGCCTGCGCTGTATATCTACGAGCACCGGGCCGAGATCGATGTCGTGGTCGAGGGCCCTGCGGCGGCTCGGGACGCTCAGTTCGATACGCTCAAACTGGCCATTTCTGCGGCGGTCGCTGCCGACCGGACGCTGGGCGGGCTTTGCGATTACGCGCTGGGCGAGGCCCCTGCCCCGATCAACCTCGCGGTCGAGGGTGCCGAGGGCTTCAAGGCCGCGACCATTCCGGTGGTGCTGTTTTACGGCACGTCCGACCCACTTCTCTGAAACCTGAAAGGATACCCGACCATGTCACGCGCTCAGGGGGCGCGGGCGCAAATGGCGCTCGCCTTCGAATCCGTTTACGGGACACCGCCGGTCACCGGCTTTTCCAAGATGCCATTTGCCACCAGTTCTCTGAGTGCCGAGCAGCCTCTGCTCGAATCCGAGCTGCTGGGCTATGGGCGTGATCCGCTCGCGCCAGTCAAGGACGCCTTCACCGCCGACGGCGATGTGGTCATTCCGATCGATGCCCGCGCGATCGGCTTTTGGCTGAAGGGGGCGCTTGGTCAACCAGCCGTGGCGGGCATCGCTGATCCCTGGACCCACACCTTCACTTCCGGCGGCTGGACCTTGCCTTCGATGGCGATCGAGGTCGGTCTGCCTGAAATCCCGCGCTATGCCATGTATGCCGGTGTGGTCGTGGATCAGCTGTCCTGGACCATGCAGCGCTCCGGCTTGCTGAGCATGACGGCAGGTCTGGTCGCGCAGTCTGAAACAAACGCAGCGGCGTCGGTCGCGGGGGCACTCGATGCGATCGATCTGGTCCGCTTTGGTCACTTCAACGGCGCGGTATCCCGCAACGGGACTGCGCTGGGCAACGTGGTGTCAACGCAGATCACCTACGCGAACAATCTGGACCGGATCGAGGTCATTCGCGGCGACGGGTTCATCGATGGGGCCGATCCATCAATGGCGCGGCTGTCTGGGAGCATGGAGGTCCGGTTCGCCGACAACGTTTTGCTTGATCAGGCGGTTGCGGGTGATCCCTGCGAGCTGGTGTTTTCGTATAGCCTGGCGACCGGCGAGGCGATCACCTTCACGGCTCACAAGGTCTATCTGCCCCGGCCTCGCATTGAAGTGAACGGGCCACAGGGCGTCCAGGCCACTTTCGATTGGATGGCTGCCCAGGACGATGCGGGCGGGCCCATGTTCTCGGTCGTGCTTACGAACGATGTGGAGGTTTATTGATCATGCTGAAGCTGAATCTTTCGAAGGAGCCGAAATGGATCGACCTGGTTCCTGGCGTCCGCCTGAAATGCTGCGCACTGACCACGGCGATCATGGTTCAGGCGCGCGCTGATCCGGCTGTTCAGGCGGTGCCGGGAGACGCCAGGGACGAGGACCGGGGCTTTGTCTTTGCACAGGCGCTGGGCCGGATCGTGATCCTCGAGTGGGAGGGCGTCGGCGATGAAGAGGGCGAGGTCCTGCCTGCGTCGCCTGAAAACATCGACACCTTTCTCGAGGTCTGGCCGATCTTCGAGGCGTTTCAGGAGCGGGTCGTTTCCAGGGCGCTGCTCTTGGAATCGGAAAAAAACGTCTGATCGCTCTCGCCGACTGGCAGTTCGGCGGGGGCGATAATTACTGCGCAGTTTGCGTCGGACCATGTCCGGAATGCCCAGCCAGGCTGAACGCCCCACTCACGGTTGAGGGGGTGCAGGTCTGGGACCTGGTGGGGCGGCTCGGGGGCCAGCTGAGAGCGACCCAGAAGACCATCCTTGGCTGGGACATGTGCGCAGCACTGGCGATGGGCGACGCGCTGGGCGTGGATGGCATGGTGCTGGTGGAAATGCTGCCAGGGATCGAGGCCGTGATGGTCCGCAAGATAAACGAGCAGATCGGGGGTTCCGGGTGACTGAAAAGCGAGTTTTTGTCCGTCTCGCATCGCGGGGCGGCAAGAAGGTAGAGGCTGACCTGAAGGGGATCGGTGACAAGGGCTCAGAGGGGTTCCGTCGGGTTTCGCGCGAGGTCGAGATCGCCAATGCCAGGCTT